AAGGCAAGAACGAGATCGTATTGAATGGTTAGACTCAAGAGTTGACCCTGTGCGCGAGGAATACAATAAATGGTTAGCTGATCAATTTGATCGTAATGTAAAACACAAAGACAAAGCTCCTTTACCTGCACAATTAAAAGATATTCCTTATAGTATATTAAAGAATGGACTTAAGTATCAGATTTTTACTGATCTTAATAAAGATGGTATTGATTTAACAGGTGATAACTTTGAAAAAGAAGTTATGAAAATGGTAAATGCTGCTGTTAAATCTGAAGGTGATGCATTATTAAATGAAGGTATATTAAAGCGTGATAAAGATGGTAATCTTCAAGATGCTACAGGTGTTATAGATGAAAGATTTTTAGACCCTGATATAGCTAGAGAGAATGTAAATACTTATTTGTATAATACCATGCTTATGAATATACAAACTCTTGTAACCTTTGGTGGTGACGTTGCTTTCTATAAATCAAAAGATGGTAATGTTGACTTTACTGATGTTTACAAGCGTATTAAAGAAATATGGTCTCCAGGTGATTATTTAAATGCTGATGTATCAAATACATTTACTTATACATCAGATGAAAAATCTGAAACAGTAACTGTTAGTGATACATATGGAACATTGTATATTAATGACCCTGATAGTGTAGAACATGTTGTATCTGAGCATATTGAATTTATTAAAGAAGTTCATAAAGACAATCCTAGAAAAGATGAAATAGTGAAAGCAATGTCGGAACTTAATGAAACAGATGCTGCTACAGTTATAGACCCTATACGTGCTCGTGAAATTGAGCTTGGTACAAGAGGTCTTACTAATGAGAAGTATGAGTTTTATGAATCATTGATGCAGAGTGGAAGACCTATTGAACATATTGGTTCTGATCATATAAATGTTGTATATAAGCCTTTTCAATTTTTCCATGATAAAGCAACTGATGTATTAGGAACTACAAGAATGAACCCTACTCAGCATAAAAACGCTGAATTTTTAGTAACTCCTGCGATGGCTGTAGGTAATCCAAAGCTTGAGAAAGCAATGGAAAAGTTTGGTTATAGTTTTAATGAAGACGGTTCTTGGACGTATAATCCTAAGAATCGTATTACAGATTCTATAATGTTTACAACAGCTGTAAAGGTTGGAGAAGTGGGTTCTATAGATTCAATAGCTAGTGCTGTATCTGATGATGTTCATTTTTTTGCAAATGAAAACTATCGTATTCAGATGGAAACTCCAGAGCATCATATTGATACTGATGTTATTGAAGGTGTTCAGTATAGAAAACTTATTATTGAAAACGTAGATCCTGCACATGAATATACTCTTCCTGATGGCACACCTATACTGGGAGCACAGCTTATAAAAGAATACAATGAAGCTATATATGAAAATGTAAAGGAAGGTTATGAAAATCTTAAAAAAGAATTTTATAATGAAGAAACAGGTCTTCCTGACAATGAGAAAATTATAAATGCTCTTAGAGAACAGGTAATTGAGCAAGAGAAGCCTGAAGATATGTTACGTGCTCTTGATTGGCTTGATGTCAATAAAGGTATGGAAATAGGTCCTAATGGTGATCTTATTGAGGCAGGTAGAGAAACAGTTCTTCCACTTTGGCATCCTGATATTGTATATCAAGTTGAGTCTATGATGAACTCATTCTTTAAGAAAAAGATAGCTAAACAAAAGACAGAGAAAGGTGGAGGTGCATCATTGTATAATGCATCATCTTACGGTTTGTCTGCTGAGAATCCTAAAGGTTATAGAAAACCTAAAATTGTACTTAATGATGAGGGTGGTATAGCTTATTTTGAAGCTATTATGCCTGTTACAATGAGTGCTCTTGAAGATTATGCTGACGAAAACGGTCTTATTGACATTACTAAAATTGAAGGTATAGATCCTGATATACTTAAAGGCATCTTCTATCGTATTCCTACAGAGCATAAGTATTCAATGTTCCATATTAAGGTTATTGGATTCCTTCCTGCAGGTGTAGGTGGTCAGATTATTCTACCAGAGGAAGCTACTACCATTGCAGGTCTTGACTTTGATATTGATAAACTCTACGGATTACTTTACAATATTGAGGAATACGGAGAACCTCTTCCTGAAAAGGAAATGGAGTATCAAATCTGGAAAAACACACCTAGCTTTTCTCCTAAAGCTAATAAGGATATAGTAAGAGCTGACATTGATAACTTTGATGAGACAAGAGGTCGTAGAGAATTTGCATCTAAAGAAAATATTCGATGGGATGAAAAGAACGATCAGTTTACTGAAAAGAAAACTCTTAGAAAGATTCCTTCAGGAATGGATACTAAAGCTTCTCGTGATAATCTAAAACTTGATCTTGCAACTGCTGTGTTATCAAATAAAAGAACAGCAGAAGAAACACTTACGCCTGGAGGATTTAAGACAATTGAGGAAACTGTAGATTTTATTCTTAAATTATCTGGTCAGACGAAAGGTAAGTTAAATCCTATGCTAAACTCTACAGGTAGAGAAGTGTTTAATCGTAACATGACGGGTCTTGATCTTATTGGAATATTTGCTAACCATACTGCAAATCATGCTCTTATGACATTGGGTAATGTGTTTTTTCCAATTAAAAAAATAAAACTTCCTGATGGTACAGAAAAAACAACTGATTACGGTATAACATTTAATGGTCAGACTCTAAGAAATTTAAGTCAAATGCAAGTGAAAGATGCTAACATTATGGATCTTAAGCAGTTTCTTGCTGCTGCGGTTGATAATGGAAAGAATCCTCTTGCATCATTTTTAAACCTGACTACTGTAACCGCTGATACTGTTGCTACAATGGTAAGAGTAGGATTTCCTATAGAAAGCGTGTTGATGTTTAGTGCAAATCCTGCATTGAAAAAAATGACAACTGACCTTTCAAAAATTGGTAATACATATAGAGAAAGTCAAGAAGAGGTTTTATCACTTCAAATGAGGGAGCTTATTGATGGTATTAAAGATATTATGTTCCCTAAGAATTACAAAGATTCTGATTTTAATAAAATACTTTCTCTTTTAGATTCTACAGAACTTACCTATAGCAAAGAAACAAAAGAAGGTACACTTACTGATTCTATAAAAAAATCAAATAAGACAATTGAAGATCTTATTAAAGATAAGGACACAACAGAACTTGCTATAAGATATAATGCTCTTGCGTTATATAAGAAAACAAATATTATTAATTCAGAACCATTAGCACAAATAATGGGTCAGATGAGATATGATTCAAGTAATAACGCTGCTGGGCCTACTATTGCTCATAATAAAGCAAAAGTATTAAAGCATCAAAAACTTGGTGATATAGGTACAATTGAAGGTTGGGACTTATTATTAACAAATAATTCTGATAATCCAGCGAGACATGTTGCTGCTTTTTATCGACATGGAATAGTAGACGCAAGTAGAATTACTGGTGAAGTTACAGACATACCGTATGCTTCAACAGAAAATAATATATTTAATGCTGGTTTAGATTCTTTTATAGGCAATGTTTTACCTTCAGGTAGAAATTTAAAACCTGAAGATATTAATCAGTTTTATAGGGCAATAGAAACAATGCTTGGAACATCTTATCCTACATTTAAATTAAAAGAGATGCGAAGGGTTATAGAGACACTACCTTCTAGGTTAACATCATTTGCAAATGAAAACCCTGACAGCCCTTATACCACATTCTTAAGACACTTTAATCCTCAAAAATCTAAAGTTGTTGATTTTAAAATTTTAAGATATGACCGTAACGGTGTTGATGCTATTCAGAAGCAAGAAATGAAAAACATGCTTCTTGAAATGTTAAATGATAGCAATGAAGAAATTTCAGCATTAGGGCATGATCTTATTAAGTATGCTTTTGCAACTACAGGTTACATAGAAACCCCTTATAAGTTTACTGACCTTATACCTTCTGATTATACTTCAGCGTTACAAGAAGATGGAAATGTTCGATATGTAGAGCATCTTAAAAAACTATATAATAAAGTTTTTGATTTAGATATTCAAAAAGATGCAAACACTATAAATAATGTTTTAGATCAGATAGTTAGAAATAGGTACAGACATTTACCTTTAAAATATCTTGATATTGAAAGTCAGAATAATATTCACTTTATAAAAAATAATGTTTTAGAAATATTAGTTCCTGCATCAATGATGTCTGGCAGTGCTCCTAAATCATTATTGAGATATGCTAAATCAGCTTATGAGAAAAACGGTAAAATGACATCTGTTCCTATGAAATTTACAGGTGAGATTACTGAAGAGAATCAGATGGTATTTAAAGAAATACCTAGAGCAGGTGCAGATAATGAAATTATAGAAATGAGTTATGATGATGCTGTAAATAACATCCCTCTTATTTCTGAGATAGAGTCTTATGATTATATCCCTACCGAAGCTGAGAAGAATGCTGACTTTTCAAAAGTTCCATTGAATCAAGTATCGGCTACTGAAGCATTATTAGCAGCTAGTGAGTTAATGCCTGGTCTAAATTTTGAAAATATTGAAAAGTTAAGTTCTGCAAACAGAGATACGCATCCATTTATGATTGCGTTAAATAATCTATCTTTACCTCAGAAACAACAGCTTAGAGATATTATAGGTGAAAAATCTACAATGAGCAATAGTTTACTTAATAGACTAATAGCATTGTCAAACGAAAAAGTTCCTATGCCTTCTGCACCTGAAGTATCTACAGGTACTACCCAACCAACACAACAAACTAGTGATACTAATATAACAAGTCCTAAAAATAAATTTAGTATAACTCCTATTGAAGGAAGACCTGATAAAAAAGCAACATCTAAATCTAAAATAGCTACTCAATATATAGGATTTGCTGAAGGTATTAAAAATAGTAGCACTGCTAATTATGCAGAACAAGCAGGTGAATTTGCTAATACAGGTAATTATGGACCTAATGATGTAATATTTGTTTCTATTGGTGGTAACAGAGGAACTGCGCAATTACAAAAATCTCAACAAGATAGAACTATAAAAGAAGCTATTAAAGCTGTTGAGGCAGGAGCAACTATTATTACTGATAATAAAGCTTATACAGATTCTAATAATTATAATACAGGAGAAAAAAGGCTTTACAAAAACATGGAAGCTAAAGGTTATAATTATTCTGAAGTAACAGTTGACGGTCAAACTTTAGGTACTTGGAGTAAATCTACTCAACCTACAGCTGCCGCACAACCAACTGCACCTGCTGCTGTATCTACAACATTTAAGGATACCTTTACAGTAGAGGAGCAACAAAGAATTATTGAAAACTTTGCTTTAAAATACCTTAAGGGTGATGAAGCTAAAGCCTTAGATTATATTAATGATGCATTCTCTAAAGCTAATGATACTACAGTAAAAGTTATATCTGGAGGTCAGACAGGTGTAGATCAATTAGGTTTAACTGTTGCTACATCTCTTGGTATTGAGACAGGTGGCACAGCACCTAAAGGATTTAAAACTGAAACTGGTAATGATGAATCTCTTGCTGATTTTGGTTTAACAGAAAGCTCTTCTTCAGGTTATTCTGCAAGAACAGAAGATAACGTAAGAAATTCTGACGGTACTGTTTATTTTGCATTAGATACAAGTTCAGCAGGATTACTAGCAACAAAAGCATTTGCTGAAAAACACGGTAAACCTTTTATATTAAACCCTAACGAAACTACATTAAGAGAATGGGTAAAAACAAATAATGTTGCAATTCTTAACATTGCTGGTAATAGAGCAAGTAAGATACCGTCTAACAAATTAAAGAACACAGAAGTTCTTTTAAAGAATGCTTTAAAGTCATCTGACTCTATAATTAATAAACTTAAAGAATGTTATTAAAATGGCGTGTGTAAACCCTAATGATCCATTATTTAAAGGAATACTCGATAGAGTAGAAAATCCTTTGCTTGCTGAAATTGAATTTGATTTTGTAAACGAAGGTGAGAAGGAAGTAGAGTTTTCTAAAAATGCTCCTACAACTGTAGCTTCTACAATATTTGAGTTAGAGCCTGATATCACAGATGAAAAACTTAAGTCTATATATGATAACTATACAAATTTAATGGATAGAAAGCGTAAAGGTAAATCTATGCCTTTTGAGTCTTTCAAAGAATTAATGGAAAAATACCAAGTTTACAAACATAAAGACACCTATATATTTGGTCAATATGATTTTAAAAATGCAGTATTTAATGCTAGAGTAAATAGCTCTCCATCAAGTAAACAATTGTTAACTGAGGCTATTCCTAATTTAGCAAAGCAAGGAGTAGACTTTATCACTTTTGTTCCACCTGGATACGCAGCTATGCTAAAAAGAGGTGGATATGCTGTATCTGAAAACTCTTTTGGTTACGATTTCAAAGGTGAGCAAATGCAAAAGTTTGCAGTCGCATCTAGCCCTAAAGTATTTGGAAAAATATTTAAAAAAAGTAACGAAGATGTTCGGAGTGTAGAACTTGAAGAATACAACAATGAGGGTTTTTTAGAAGAAAAATCTGTTGAGATAAGAGAAGATCTTATAAAAAGAGCTGGTAACGATACTGCTCAAATATTAAAAACATACTTAAGTCAATTTGGTATAACTGTAAAGGATATTAGTTTAATATCTGAACAATTAGGTACAGATGAATTAGGTTTTGCTGATATTCTTTCTAAAATAGCGTATACAAAAGGTAAGGAAAATCTTCCTCCTATAGCTGGAGAATTTATTGCATATATGATGCAGTATAATCCTTTGATTCAGCAAACAATTAGTTCTTTAATTACTACAAATGCTATTCCTATACAACCTAACGATCCTAATTACGAACGTTTTAAAACTACAGGAACTTACAATTATAGAGATTTAAATAAAGATCCTTATTTTAAGCATATAGGAAAACTTATAGCTGAAGATCTTCAAAATAAAGCAGAGGGTAAATATGATAAGTCTCTTTTAGAGAAAATTAGAAGTTTAATTAGCACATTCTTCGATTATCTTGCTGGCATTGAAATAGATAAAATCAATAAAAACATTGGTACTATTTCTAATAATGTATTACAGCAAAACAAAAAATTAATAACAGCATCAAAATTTAAACCTGGAGCTGAAGGTAAAAGAACAAAACAGGTATCTCTAAAGGAGGCACGTGAGTCAGATAAGTTTGGAAATATTATTATAGATAAGCTTAGTAAAAAAGGCTTTATACTTACTGGCTCTACTGCTCTTGGTGAGCAAGGTACTGTTCAGAGACCTGATGAGAATCTATTGCATGATATAGATTGGGTATCTCCATTTAATAGAAAAGAAACAAGAGAAAAGTTTTTAGCTGAATACCCAGACGCAATATTTATAAGAGATATATATGGAAATGAAGGTTACACTACTGATACATGGCTCATAGCTCCTGAAAATCATAGCATTAAAAATTATGTTACTGAAACCTTTGAGGCTGATAATGGTGAAAGAATTGTAGTTAAATCTTACGATGTTGTTAATAATAAAGGTAAAGTAGTAGGTACATATGAATTAAAAAATCAAATTGACGGTACAACGGAAGAAGTTGCTGAAGGTGTAGAAGGTAAAGTAATTGATTTCTTTTCTTATGATGAATTTAATCAATTAGCACCTTTTGAGGCAGGAGGTATTAAACTTGCTAACTGGAGAGATACATTTGCTGCAAAACTTGATTTTGCAAGATATAAGGATATTTGGGATTACAATAGATTTGTTCCTAATGAAAATCTACCAAATGCTGAAGAAGTTGAAGCAAGTGCTAAAGAAGGATTAGATAAAGTATTTGAACTTAATCCTGAACTTGCAGAAATAGGTACTCCTGAAGAGTATGCAATGTACCTTACAACTGTTTTTCCTGAAACTCAGTTTGATGATATTTTATTTTCCTCATCAAAAAGAATTGGTGGTGTTGGTAGTAATTATCTGACTCCTGATTTAGAGTATTCAAAAAAATACGGTCCTGTTAATAAAGCTTTTGTTGTAAACCTAAAGAATCCTTATCAAGCAAAAGAGTTTGGTATTAATCGTGCAACTATATATGTTTTAAAGGAGGAAAATCCTAATGCAGATGGGTTTATTGGTTGGGAAGGCAATAACATTAGACAAGATGAAGTTGCAATGCTAGAAATGCAAGGTTATAATAGAAAAGATGCTATAAAAGAGCTTTCAAAAGTTCCTAGATCTTCTGGTACAAGAACAGTCTATGTAAATGACCGTTTACAAAAGCACGAATTAGGTTCTAAAAAAGACGCTGCTGCTTTTAAAGATTATGTATCTAATCAAAGTAATCAAGACCCTGTATTTTTTAGCGAACCTTTAAATAGTAAAGATAGTATTGAGAAAGAACTTTTAAAGTCTCGTGGTATCAAGCGTTATAAAGGTGGTCTTATGGTAACTAAGAACGGTTATTTTGAAGCTGCTAATAGTGTAGCTTCTTTAAATAGAGCAGTAGGTTACAAAGCTGCACGTGTTAAAAAAGCCAATAAATTCGGTCAAGGAGGTCGTGAGATATTTTATATTATCATTAATCCTCAAACTGAAATGTTTCAAGATGAATCTTCTAAGGCATCTCCTAATGAAGCACTTGACAAAAGGTTAAAATCTTTAATGTCAGATCTTGGGTTATCTCTTGTTAACTATGATGAATATGCTAAAACTTATAAAGAAAAGTACGGTAGAGAACTAACAGCAAATGCTGCTGCTGATATGATGGATCGAACTATTGCTGTTCGTGAAGGTACTCGTAAACTTGACACTCTTAGTGAGGAGGTTGCACACTTTGTAGTATATGCTATGAAGGATGACCCTCGTGTACAAGAAGCACTTGCTGAAATTGAAAACACTTCTTACTGGACAAAATATAAAGATGTCTATGCGAAAGTTTACAACAATAACATGGACAAAGTTCGTCTTGAGATTGTTGGCAAAATGATGTCTGATGTTCTTATTGAGAATATTACATCTGAAGCATCTCCCTGGTGGAAGAAAACTCTTTATAGAATCCTAAACGCATTCAATAATCTTATTGGAGGAATAAAAGGTAATAAGAAAAAAGAAAGACGTATTAGAGAAGGCCTTAAGTCTATTGCTTCTCAAACTCTTGAAACACCAAGTGTTGTTAAAGAGAGGATTGAGAGCATGCAGCCTCAAGACGATGATGTATTTTTTCAGATTGATCCTAAAATGTTTGAAAACTCTAAGTTGCTTGACAACATGGACAAAGAACTTAAGGATGCTATTTATGTACTTAAACGTAAGATAAATAAATACAAAGCACGTGGTACTAAAGAGTATATGCAGTCGGAAAAAGAACTTATTAGAGCACTTGAGCGTGATTTAGGTGCAAGTACTAATGAGAAATATAATGAAAATCGTATTACTCAAGGTCTTGTAAACTTTATATCACATGCAGAAGGTGATTCTGAAGCTATACTTAACAGGTTGTCAATTATGAGAGAAGCATTTGGTGCTGACATGTATCAAGATGAACTTGAAAAATTTGCAGAGCTTGTTTCTGATATGAATAATTATATTACTATATATGAACCTATAGTAAATGCTGTTCTTGCAAATACTGTTAACGATAGAACAACTCTTAAACGACAAGGTGCTGATGATGTTACTCTTGAAAGACACGATGCACTTATAGATGCTCTTAAAAATATTCAGACAGGTATAACACAAATGTCTGAAGACTATGTTTATTATGGTCGTAATATTTTTGTAAGTACAGTAAGACCTTTTCTTGAGCAATATTATAGCGATAAGAAAATGACATCTGAGGAAAGAGAGGAAGCGGTTAATAAAGATTTTCAAGAACTTCTTAAGTTAACAGAAGAAACTGGTAATGATAATGGCACTTGGAATAGATGGTTAACATCTATGGCAGAAAATCCAGATAAATTATTAGCTCTTACTGATAAGCTTGTAAAAGATAAAATACTTGCTGCTCAAATGGAAACTCTTGATGACATGCGAGACTTGTATGATATGGATGACAAGCTTAAAAAAGCTGGTATTCCAAATACAGAATTTGTTTTTGAAAAAGATTCAGAAGGTAACCTTACAGGGAATTACGTAACCGAAATAAACGAGCAACAATTTAATGATGCTAAAAAAGTATTTTATGAGCAGTTGCATAAAGATTTAGGTTTACCAGAAGACCCTGCTGATAGGTGGAGGTTACTTAAGTCTACTCCTAACCTTGAAGCTGAATATATTGAAAGAGAAAACGCTTGGGTAGAAAAAAATACAGATCTTAATCCTGAGTATAAAAAAATTCTTGTTGAAAAAAGAAAAGGGTTTATAACAAATGCTCTTAAGTTTAAAAAAGATATAGCTTTATATGAACGTGCTGTAAAAGAAAATCCTGGTGTAAGGTCAGAAGAATTAGTAAATATTATTGCTAAGTCAGATAAAGTTGCAGCAGCAAATGTTAGAAGAGGTATTCAAAACTATGCAAAATGGAAAAATAGTAGAATTTGGACTGACTATAAAGGGGATATGCAGTTTAGAAAAGAATTTGCTTTACCTAAAAAAAGCATCTATGGTAACCCTCAGTATGCTTCTATTATGTCTAATCCTGCAAAGAAAGAATATTATGAAGCTTTAATGAATATGCGCTCAAAGCTTACATCACATATGAGTTATAAATATTCAAGCAGTAATCTTGCTCCTCAAGTTAGAAAAGATATTCTTGAAAGATTAAAGACTGATAAAAAACGTACTATTCAAGAAACACTAAAAGATCTTTATTCAAGAAGAGAAGATGATACATCATTTGGTATGCAAATTCTTGATGAAAGAGACCAACCTATTAAAAATATACCTATATATTATAGTAGTAAATTAAGTAATATGTCTGACCTTTCTATGGATGCTACAGCTACTATGGCATTATTTGCAAATATGGCTAATAGACATAGAAACCTTGTAAACATACAAAACGTTGTTGAAATTACTGGAGATGTACTAAGAGAGCGTCAGGTTACACAATCTGCAAATGTGATATCAAAAGCTAAAGGTATGGTAAGCGGTACTGAAAAAGATGCAAAAGTCACAAAAGGTGGTGAATCATATAAGAGATGGAAAGACTACATTGATATGATTTATTATGGTGAACTTAAAGATGATCAAAATGCAGTACTTCCAGATAATGTAAGTGAAGCTAAAATTGTTGATGCTCTTATAAAATACACCGCTGTTAACAGTCTTGCTCTTAATTTATTTTCTGGAATATCAAACATTACTCTTGGTAATGCTCTTATTAGAGAAGAAGCTTTTGCTAAACAATATGTAACACAAGCAGATCTTAAAAAAGCTCGTAAAGCATATTGGACAGATAAAAATGGTGTTAGTGGGTTGATGGGAGATATAGGAACTACAAAATCTTCAAACAAGCTTAGATTATTTCTTGAAAGATTTGATGTTCTTCAAGATTTTGAAAATCGAACTAGTGATGTAAATACTGACCGTAGTAGATGGGGTAGAATGTTTAAAGACTCTACATTCTTTTTCTTAAATCATGCTGGTGAGCATCAAATGCAAAGCCGTATGGCACTTGGATTAGCATACAATAAAAAAGTTCTTAATAAAGATGGTAAAGAAATAGATTTTTACGATGCTTTAATTATTGAGAATAATAGAATGAAAGTTCAAGAAGGTACTAAAAATCTTGATGGTTCTGCATTTACAGATGCTGATACAAGAGCATTTATAATGAAAATGCAAAGTGTTAATCAGAGATTACATGGTATCTATAATGTAAATGATCGTAATGCTTTACAAAAGAAATCTCTTGGTAGAGCAGCAATGCTTTTTAGAAAATGGTTTGTTCCTGGTATGAACAGAAGATTTGAAAATAAATATAGAAACTATATGGTAAATGATGACCTTGAAGGTTTTCATAGAACAGGTGGTAGATTCTATTGGCAATTAATTAAAGAGTTAAAAGAAGGTCAACTTACATTTGCTTCAGCTAAAGAGAATTACAATAATCTTTCAGATAATGATAAAGCAAATGTTACTAGAAGTATGACTGAAGTTGGTTATTTCCTTGCAGCATCTATACTTGGAGGTATACTAACAGGTCTTGCGGGAGATGACGATGATGATTGGGTATTAAATATGGCTGCTTATCAAGCACAAAGATTCTCTACAGAACTTGGAATATTTATTCCTGTGTGGAACTCTACAGAAATATTCAAATTAGCTTCTTCACCGTCTGCTGCTGTAAATCAAGTTGAATCATTAATGAATTTAACAAAAACAATAAATCCTGGGTTCTTTTATAATGATAACCCTTTCTTTAAGATTTATAAAGCTGGTAGAAATAAAGATAAATTCAGAATAGGTATTTGGGCAAGACGACAAGTACCTATGGCTGATACTATCGAAGATTGGTTCTATCCAGAAGAAAGATTGAAATATTTTATTCGATAAAATATTTAACGTGGAACAGAAAAAAGGGGGTCGTAAAACCCCCTTTATTTTTATAATGCAACTAGTACATCTTCTAATTTATAAGTTCCAAATAAATTATCCATTATTTCTTTTAGGTATTTTTATTAATTCATATTTACAATCACTGTCTGAGTTTTGATTAAGAACTTCTATCATATTTGACATCATAAATTCATCATCTTCTTCATAAACTTCATCCCCTTGTGTCAAAAGGTGTTTTGTATCTCCTATATGCTTCATTATACAGAAGCTGTAGTCTATTCTATTTTTTATCATATTTAATCTATTAAGGAATATTTTACATTTTGACCATCAAAGTATTGTTTTTGATCTGCTAAGAATCTATCGAAAGAACTATATTTATCTTGGTACTTTTTACTTCTACTATACATTTTTAGCATTTCTTTTTTAGAAACAAATAGTTTTTTAACCATCTTTTTTGATTTTTAATTTATCAAATAAACTATTTCTTTTAGAAGGTTTTTCTTTTATTACTTCTTCTTCAATTTTTTTAGTTTCTTTATTAATAAGTTCAAGAAGCTTTTCATTTTGTTCAGTAAGTTTCTTTATAACTTTATCTTTTTTTTCTAAATCAACCAGTATTTTTGATAATATAAAATCATCGCTTTTACCTTTCCATATTTGTCTATATCTATTTAACGCATTCATTTTTAAAATATATATCTAATTGTATTCCAAGGAATCAATTCATTATGTAAATCTTTAAACTTTCTAGTAAGATTAGATTTAATACTTATCTTATATCTTACATTTTTACCTCCATACTGAGAAGTTTTTTCTTCTTGTGTATCAGGTGTCCACAGCATATTTTCTCCTGGTATACTATTTTGTAAATTATACCAATGCTTATCTGCATTATGAGTTAAAAATATAACTTCTGATTTTACTTTATCTTTAGATGTTACAAACTTATCTACTAAAGAAAATAATTTAGCATAATCTTCTTCCCAATCTTCATAGCATACTACTGGTGAAAAATTAAGATGTACATCATACCCTGCATTTATAAATCTTTCTACTGCTAGTAGTCTATCCTCTATCTTACTTGTATTAGGCTCTAATATCGAGCTTATCTTTTGAGGCATTAGACTAAAACGTATCCGTACTTTATCTTCAGGGTTGTACTTAAGAAATACTTTAGGTATAATCTTAGTAGCAAAAGTTGCTTTGGCTACAGGATGGTTCTTAAAGAACTCAAATATCTTCTCCCACTCATGGTATTTAGCATGTAGGGCAAAGTCTTCGTTGCAAGCAATATCGTATGTTACATATTCAGAGTCTGTCTGGTTCGGTTTATCTACCGTTGCAAAATGTGCATGATTTGAAATCTCTGTAAGTATGTCATTAGTATTCTCTGCAACACTTAGACCTTTGGGTGTATGTCTCTTCATATAGCAATAGCTACAATCTAATAAACACCCGTAACCGAAAGAAGGAGATATAAAGTCAGAAGAACGTCCTGATGGTCTGATGACCATACTTTTACGTTTT